TGGTCATATGAAACATCACATCCATTTGATACAATGTCATGGATGGTATTTCATAATGGGGTCATTACTAACGATCGTGATATACGTAAAAAGCACTTACCGTTTATTGAGAATCCGGTAGATACATCTATAATAGCAAATTTATTACAGAAGTTTATGGAAGACAGTAGGAGTAAATCTACTAATCCTGTTAGTTACATTAGAAAAACGTTAGAAGAGCTATCTGGATCGTTTGCGCTATCTATTATTGATTGTGATACTAACGAGCTATATATTGCTCGGGTGGGTTCAATATTAAATTACAATAATAAAGGGTGTTATTCAACTATGCCCGGTAAAGGTTATAAAGAGCTAAAAGAAGGTGAGATTAGACGTTTAGATAAAAGGACGTTGAGGTTTAACAAGGTTGGAAACTTTAAACACGACTCACCATTTCTATTTATTTGAGATGAACAATAAATTATTTATATGTGTCGCAACTAAGGGTAAGAAGGAAGATACTCTCATTTGGCAAACGAAAGATGATGACACTGAGGTATTTTTCAAAGAGCATAATAAGAAACCGCTACAGCAGGTTTACAATAAAGCTATTGATTTTGCAATAAAGGAAAATGTTGATCATATTATTTTATGTCATGATGATATAATTCTAGAAAATTTTGATTATGATAAACTAAAAGATCATTTTAAGAATTATGATGTGTTGGGAGTAGCTGGTGCATCGCAAATTAAAGTACAACAACCTACACTCTGGCATTTAATGGGTGGTGGTTTTGGTAGTAGTCATTTACATGGTGCTGTTGCTCATTTACATGGCACTCAAAAGTCTATGACTGCTTTCGGATCTTACCCACATCAGTCTGTAATAATGGATGGTGTGTTTCTTGCTATATCTCGTAAAGCATTTAAAAAAATTAGGTTTGACGAGACATGTCCAGCTGGGTTTCATTTTTACGACTTATCATATACACTTGATGCGTCATTGGCTGGGTTTAAATGTGGTGTTATTGATGCGTATGTTACTCATGCATCACCTGGGCTTAGAGAGTTCACAAAAGATTGGACAGATGGTCAAACATGGTTTTTAGATAAGTATAAAAAGTATGTTGGTAAAACTGTGCAGATATAGTTGATTCTTCAAAGTAGTTTATTATTATAAGTGGGATGGGTAAGCTAAATCTCGACTATTTTGAAAACGTGTTGATGTATAATGCGTTAACAGATAGCGGCTATTTGTCGACTATAGCTGATATCGTACAACCAGAATACTTTAAGAGTAAAGACATAGCTAGTGTTTTTACTATCATTAAAGACTTTAACGATAAGCGTAACGAGCTACCAACTACGACGGAGATTAAGCAATATCTAGTAACAGACGAGCAAAAAGATTCGTTCAAAAGGTTAGTTACCTCTTTTTCTGAGATTGATAAAAACATTAATAAGGATGAGCTGATTGAGAATACAGAGCAGTTCTTAAAAGAGAAAGCAGTATACCATACGATGCTAAAAGCTGCAGAAGATATTTCAGCCGGCGATGTTGATACTTCTGTTATTTTAGATAAGTTTGAGAAGAGTTGCAATATTAGCTTAGTAACCGATTTAGGTCTTGGCGTTAAGTCAAATATTGACGATATTATTGCTGACTTAACTACAGTGGAGGATAAAATTCCTTCTACCTGGGAGTGGTTAGATGATTCTTTAGATGGTGGCTTCTTACAAGCTGGTAAATCGTTATACGTCTTTGCAGGTGAAACTAATATTGGTAAATCTATATTTTTAGGTAATATAGCATCTAATATTGCTAAGCAAGGTAAAAACGTATTGTTAATTACGTTAGAGATGTCTGAGCTACTTTATGCAAGACGTATTTGTACTAATATTTCCAAGATACCTATGAAAGAGATGGCGGTTAATGGCTCGTCGTTAAGAGCAGCTATTACTGAATCGCCTGGTAATATCTACATTAAGGAATTTCCACCATCTACTATCACTCCTAATACTATTAAAGCCTTTGCAAAGAAGTTTACTGATCAAGGCATTAAGTTAGACGCGATTGTTATTGACTACCTCAATCTCATTCATAGTCCTATAGGCAATAACTCCTATGAGCGTATTAAGAATGTAACTGAGCAGGTAAGAGCTATTAGTTACGTATTCAATTGCCCTATTATTAGCGCTACTCAGTTGAATAGAGCTGGCTTTGATCAAGACAATCCCGATCTTGCTACTATCTCTGAATCGATTGGCTTGGCTGCTACTGCAGATGTTATTATGTCGATTTTCCAGAACGATGAGGATAGAGACTTGGGTATTATTAGACTTGGCATGATGAAGAACCGTTACGGCCCACGTGGGATGACGCAGCCTATGCGTATAGATTATTCTACATTAACTATCGAGCAAGCGGATGATATTGATCTAGAGGAAGACGATTCAATGCTTAATACATTGGCTGGACTTTCAAGAAGTGTGCAGTAAATAAGTATGTGCACATCATTATCTTCACAGATACAGACCTAGACGGTGCGGGCTCCGCATTACTACTGAACAGATTGTATGAAGGTCATGATGTAATTACTGTTGAAACAACTGAAGCAACCATTCTCAACGAATTTAAAAGTCGGTGGAATACATTAGATCATTTTGATAAAATATTTGTTTGTGATCTTTGTTTAAATGAAGAACAAGCAGAAGCAATTAATAGAGATAATGTTGTTGTTATTGATCACCATGAATTACATGTACCTTTTGCATCGAAATATACAAAGGCTAAATCAGTAGTAACAGAATATAGTTCATGTACCAAGTTAATTGCTGATAAGTTTAAGTCTAAACTTAATTTAGATAGTAGATTAGAAGCACTAATAAATTTAATCGATCAATATGATTGTTGGTCATTTGACTTTCCGAATGAGTTAGAACCAGCTAGGTTAAATGCTATTTATTATACATATAATAAACCAAAATGGGAGAAGTTTATTACCTCCTTTAAAGATGGGTTGCGTGAGTATAATATACATGAGAAAAATTCAATTAAATTATTTTTTAAGAAGTTTGCAGAGCAATTAAATAACCCAAAATTTGTAGGTAATGTAAAGGGTTACAAAGTTATATCAACATTTGTTAGTTCACATATTAATGAGGTAGGACATTATTTAGTTAATAAGTATGATGCTGATATTGCAATAATGGTGAACTTAGACAAGCATTTAGTATCATTTAGGAAAAATCCTGGATGTAAAGCTGACCTTTCTGTGATAGCTGTAAATTTTTGCGACGGAGGAGGTTCACATAAATTAGCTGGCGGTAAGTTAACAGAAAAATTTATGAATTTTAGTAAAACATTTCAACCATTACAATGAGACAGCCAAGTGTACCATCACCCTCTGGGGATATCACCAAGCGAGAACTTGAGCATTTATTGCTTTGCTTTTGCACGTTCTGTTGCCTACTAAAAGGTAAAAGATTATCGCTTCAAAACATTTTTGTTTTAGTTCTAAAGGAAGAAAAGATTAGAAAACTACTTAAAACACTTTTAACAGTTGATAATGACTTTGAAATGGTTACAATGTTTATAGAGTTTGAGCCTCAAATAGCTGAGTCAAAATATATCACAAAGTATCTAAATCAAAATAAGCGAATATTTCAAAATGATAACTGAACGAGAAAAAAGCATATATAATAGTTATTTATATGCTTCTCGTTCAGCACAAAACAAGCCAACCCGGTTTCGTAAAGATTTTTCTAAGCTAAAAGATACAGATTTTGTAGCATTAAAAAAACTTTCTGCATTTTTAGCAAAGCATAACCATATTAATTATAGAGATTGGTTTGCCGCACCATATGAAGTATATTCAAAAGATGAATACTTTGATCTTAAGTTCTTTAACTCCCGTAAAGCATTAAAATGTTACTCTCTCTATATGAAAGAGAGGGAAATGTCTAATCCAGACAATGAAGATACAATTGAAACGGTAAAAGAAGGATTTAGGTTTATTGCTAAATACTGCATAAGGAACTCTCTTACAATAGAAGAGTATACAGAACATTATACCAACAATATGCCCACTTGCCTATTGCATTTGCAAGAACATAGGTTAAACTTCTATACATTACATGCCCTTAAAGTCGAATCTACAATTAAAGCCATTGAAAAAGATGTGCTCGACTTTATTGTTAAAGATTTCCAAACAATTTTCGCAAGTACGCGAACAAAATTCTACGGCTCAGCAATATTAAAAGCAAAAGCCAGAGAAACAAAACAAAAAGTAAAACTAATAGTTGAAAACAAAAAGTAATAAAATAAAATTAAAAAAATATGAGTGCGTTTAATATGTCTATGTTCGAAAGTATCAAAGGTGCTTTGGCTTCAAGTAGTGAAGGTAAGTCAAAGTTCTCTGAGATTATGCAAACCAAGCCTGGTAATACGTATACTGTAAGACTTCTACCTGATGGTAAGTCTCCTGTAGATACGTTTTTCCATTATTACAATATGGGGTGGAATTCATTCGCTACCGGTCAGTATGTTCAGGCTCTAAGCCCACAAACATTCGGTGAACGCTGTCCTATCAACGAGGAACGTTTCCGTTTGTCTCGTACTGGTTCGGATGATGAAAAGGAAAAAGCATCCGCTCTTCGTCGTACAGAAAAGTGGTTAGTTAATGTATATGTTGTTGACGATCCAACTAATCCAGAAAATAATGGTAAAGTAAAAATGCTTCGTTACGGTAAACAAATTCACAAGATTATTACCGAAGCTATCGAAGGAGAAGATGCAGCGGAGTTTGGTGCTCGTATTTTCGATCTTAGTGATGAGGGTGTTAGCTTTAAAGTTAAGTGTGAACAGCAAGGAGATTATCCTACATACGTTTCATCTCGCTTTACTTCGGCAGGTAAATTAAACTTGACTGAAGAACAGCAGAATGAAATATACGGTCAAACGCATACTCTTAAAGAGACATTTCCGATTAAGTCGACTGATGAACTGACTGTAATGCTTAATGAGCATTTTCATTGTAAAGCAGATGAGCCGGAAGCTACACCTGCTACTCCAGGAGATACGCCGCCATGGTCAGCTCCTACAGAGCCAGTCGCCGCTCCAGTCGTTGAAGCATCTCCTGTTGAAAGTTCAGTTGAGGATGATATTGATGAACTACTTGCTGATCTTTAATTATGGAACAAATGACACCAGAGGCTAAAGCTGCTGTTATGCAGTTGATGGGCCAAACCTATGGGCAGGTTAAAAAGCAAGATGAAATGCTTGTTGGGTCATCTGGAAACCTCGCTCCAAAATCTACTGAAATAAAAACTATGGTAGAAAATTTAGTACGCACACCAGTAGTACCAGCTAATCACCAGCCACAACCTCAACAGGCACCTCAACCCGTGCCTGATCAATCAGTGGTATCTACACCAGTTGCACCAGCCCCAATTACCCCAGAGCAAGCAATGGCAGAACTTCAGCAAGTAGCTGCTCCAGCAGCTGCTCCAGCAGATCCAGCAATTGGTATACGTTCCGCAGAAACAATGGAGTTTGACTTTAGTGAGCCATCAGCCATTGATAAGTTAGTAGAGCTACAGAAGGAAACTAACTTGCTATTGAAAGGTATTAAGCTACAATTAGAGAGTAGTAATGTCCGACCAAAACGTAAATCAGCTAAAGCTAAAGTCGCCGATTGACTTCGTCGCTTATTTGGATTCTTTATCCAAGATAAGTGAGAGTTCTATTGTAACGGTAGATCGTGACAAGATGTCGAGTCTTGTTGCGTCTACTGACAATACTCTAATACTATGTGCAGAGTATAGAGTACCATCGAGTTTTTATTCAACTCTTAATATCCCTGATGTTAAGAAGTTAACACGGGTACTTGATACTATTAGTGATGAGGAGATTGATCTTATAATTAACTCGAATAATATCGCGTATAAAGGAAATGGTGTTAAGTTTAAGTACCATCTATTTGACGACGGGTTCTTAACTAAGCCTGGGCTTAATATTGAGAAGATTAACTCCTTTCAATACGATTTAAGTTTTAAGGTAGATAAGAACATTCTTAACCAGATCTTTAAAGGTTCAGTATTTGCTTCAGAAACCAATAAAGTTTATTTTTATACTGAAGATCAACGAGTAGGAGACGGTTATAGATTAATGGCTGAGCTTACTGATAGGTCAAGACATAACACAGATAACTTTACAATGTGTATTGGTAATGTTGATCAAGAATTAGCACCTATACCAATTAACTTTGATAACGTCAGACTACTGAATAATATTAGTGGTGAATTCACTGTAAGTATTAATAAAGAGTATGGTGTAGTTGTGTTTGATCAAGTTGCAGAAGATATTAAGCTTAAATATATTGTTTCATCTCTTACTCAATGATACCAAAAAACCAAAAGAATAAACTTAAAACGGCTGGGTATTTTATTAAGCGTCTTAAAGATGCAGGATATGTTGTACTACGGATGTTTCACAAATATAGTGACAAGGATTCACGTAAGTGGACGATCTTAGTAGATCCAAGTGGTGCATCTATATACATTACATGTTTTGAGGATAGGCCATTTAGAGGAGAATATTTATTTAGTTTTGAAGATGGTAATCAACTTTTCGCAAGAGGTTATGTCTTGAAAACTAGTTCAATAGACGTAGTAATTGAACGGTTAAATGACCGTAATATATTACATGTGGATGATAATGATTTTGTGACTAAATATAAAAAGCATGAGTGAAGAAAGTGAAGAGCATTCAGATAAGAGTTTGGAGAAACTTTTAAATGACGCTCTAAACTTACAGTCTGATCAACTTAAAATATATAAGGATCAGAATGAGTTACGAGATAAATTAAAAAGTATAGTGTCAGAATATTTAGACTCATTTTATATATTTGGGTATGATATTAATGGAAAAACGATACTAATTAAAGGAGCTAAATCAGATCAGCAACTAGATGCTTTAGATACCTTAGCAATTAGACTTTTTATGGCGGGTAGTTTAGGTAGTACATATGGTAATGGATCCAGTTAAGAAGAGACAGACATATGCAGTACAGACAGGCGATTTTGTAGGTCAAATGTTTGTTGTTTGCGAGATAACAGACAAAGGAGTTGGGTGCCTTTCTGTGCCTGAAATGAAAAATGTTTTAGTACCCACAGATAAATGGTCATTCGGAAGGAACTCTGATATAATTGAGTATGTAGAGGAACTCTCACGAGATATCTTTGAGGTTTGCGCAGCACAATATAGTAAAAATGAAAACATTAATAATTGACGGTAATAATCTTATCCATAGAACATGGTGGACTGCTAAAAATCAAAGTAAGCGTCAGGATATTGAAGATGTAGAAAAAATTGCTCGATTACATATTTACTTTACTCTTAATGCTATCTACTCGTATGCAAATAAGTTTAAGCCTACTAAAACTATTGTAGTTTGGGATGAGAAAGAGGATTATCAACCAAATGTGCGTAAAGCGCAGTTAGATGGTTATAAGGGTAACCGCTCAAGTGATAGTACACCTCACCATCAGAATGATCGCATTAAAGAGCTACTTTCATGTTTAGGTATACCTTCTATTTTTCCTCGAGAACGTGAAGCTGATGATATTGTGGCTTATATCTGTAAGACCTTTGAGGGTGATAAGGTAATTGTATCTGTTGATAGAGACTTTCTTCAATTAGTTGATAAGAATACTATTCTATATGATGCTATTCGCAAGCGTGAGTTTGTTCTTGAGACCTTTACTGAGGATACTGGTTATACAAAAAATGAATGGCTTAACGCTAAATGTCTTTTGGGTGATAAGTCTGATAATGTTCCAGGTATTCCTAGATTTGGTAAAGCTAAAGTTCGAAAATGGCTTGATGGTGAGCTTACCCTAACAGATGAGCAGGAAGAGATCTTTACAAAAAATATGACTGTGTTCAATCTACAAGAAGTGATGCATCATGATAGTGAGAAAGAGTATTACCAGCAACAGCTTGATAGTACTGTTACACCCAGGTGGTCTGAATTCGTTACTTACTGTGAAGAATATGAACTTAGTAATATTCTTAAAAAGAAAGACCAGTGGCATAGCTTATTTGTGTTATCGAGTAAGTTGCTATCTATGTTTAAGTAGTATATAATACCTTTGTGATCTCATTACCTAGAGAGTACATTATTGCTAAGTTCTACGAATATGGTCGTAGTCCGATATATAATCGTTTTAATAATGTATATCAATGTTCTTGCCCGATATGTAGAGAGTCTTTAAAGAAGCGTAGATGCTATTATATTCCAGAAAATGATAACATCTACTGTCATAATTGTGGTTGGTCGAGTAAACCGATCAAGTGGATTAAAGAGGTAAGTGGCTGTACTAATCAAGATATTATTGAGGAAGTAAAGGATTATGACGTTGCAATAGATATTGGTAAAGACGAAGAGGTTAGACCAACTATACAAGTCTCAACACTACCAGGGGATAGTATTAATCTTTCAGATAATATGCAGCAATCCTTTTATAAGGATAATATTATTGTTAGAGCGTGTAACCATATTATTAAGTCGCGAAAATTAGACACTGCTGTTAATAGACCTGATAATCTTTACGTTTCATTAACAGATAAAGTTCATAAGAATAGAATAACAATACCGTTTATAAATGAGCATGGGGAAATTGAGTTTTATCAAACCCGTACTGTAAAGACGTCAGACTTAAAAACTAAGCCTAAGTATCTAGGTAAGGTAGGAGCAGAAAAAACCTTATTTAATATCGACAAAGTATCTAGTGATCACGATAATGTGTATATATTTGAAGGGCCCATTGATGCGTTTTTTGTTCGCAACTCAGTAGCTGTTGCTGGCATTACCGAGAGGGGTAGATCGTTTACTCAACGTCAAGAAGAGCAGCTAACTAACACGTTAAAATGGTATAATAAGGTGTGGATACTCGACTCTCAGTGGGGTGATAGAGCATCGATGATAAAGTCAGAAGCTTTACTGAAACAGGGAGAGGCAGTGTTTATATGGCCGGAAACACTTGGTAAAAAGTATAAAGACTTTAATGATTTAGCTATAGCTGCTAACAAAGATGAGATTAGCTGGAAGTTTATTCAAAAAAATACCTTCCATTCACTGGAAGGTATTGTTAAGATGACTGAAATTAAAAGATTTAATAATGTTTAGACTCCTCTAAACTGAGCGTTATCTGTTTGAGCGAGATAACCTCTAAACGATTCATTAAGTGAAGCTAACTCAGTCGCGACACGAGCAATCTTACGCTGTTCTGATTGTTTCATTCGATCAAATATCGTATCCGCTTGTGCATTAGCTAAAACTGCTTGAACAGAATTAGGATCTTCTGCGTCATTTAACATTTTAAGAAATTCATCACCAGATGCAATCCAACCTTTAAGAGTGTTAACTTGCTGAGCATGCACTTCAGCTGTTGCTTGAGCTGCTGCCGCTGCAGGGTCGTTCATGTCTAAAGTTGCATCTGCATCTGCCTCAACATCAACGTCGAAATCTTCTGCAGATGTATCATCATCAAGCTCAAGTTCAAATGCTTCTTTATCTTCGTCATTTTCTTTGAGTACTTTAAAGAACCTCTTTTCGAAATTTGTCATGTAATTATTTATGCTCTCGACTAAATAATTACATATGAATTCTGGATATTCTTCACCTTATTCTATTAGGCCTGACAATACCCCTATACAGCAAATACTTAATACTGATAATCAACAAGCAAAGTATAAAGAAGATGAAAAAAATCAAAAAGCACCACCACAACTTCCCTTTGAGCTTGATCGTATTACTGAAGTATTAGGTAATACATTTGTATGTTTAGCTGATGTACATAGAATGCTTAGTAATGTTAAAGAGAACGGTAGTGTAGATAAAAATAATGTTGAGGAATTGCAAGGTAAAATTGATAAAATTAACAACTTAATACTTGAACTTCCCAAAGATATAGCTAAAATATCTATATAATGGTAAAATCGATATTAATTACCGCTGTTGTATCAGCGTTATTCGCGTTTGGACTTAAAGAATTCATAGGCTTTTGGAATACATTTTCTCTAGTTACAGGTATTCAATTTATAGTGTTTTGGATTACTAATTCACGTTTACAGCTTGATAAAGACGCGTTATATAGTGAATTTGAAGTTAATCTCGACAATCTTTTGGAGCTAAGTAGGGTTTCAGTAGAATGTCCCTGCACAAACCATGTATTTGAAGAGGAGGTCTTTATGAACTCCGATAATATACATAGATGTCCTAAATGTAACAATAGTATCAAACTAGATGCGCAAATACGTGCAGTGTTACAGACAGATCCTGAAGAAATAACAGGGTAAAGGAACTATCGTATAATAAGTATATGAATAATACAAATAATAGTGATAATATCGAAATGAAGCTTAAGAATGGTACGACTGAGTATATGACTCAAGCAGAATTTTCGAGATGGGCGTGTTTAGTTGAAGGAATTCAAGCTGTTGATGAGAAGCTTTTGAATGCCAATGTACCAGAGGCTAATACCAAGTGGATTAAGCCTCTTGCTTTTGAAAAGTATATCCAAGAGCGTTTTCATTCAATGCTTCGTGACGTTGAAGTTGAACATAGAATGGGTAATATCTAGGCACTAGGTGTTGCACTAGGAGTAGGTGATATAGACGGTATCGGTGTATTACTAACAGACGGGGTAACTGATGTACTTAATGTAATTGATGGTGTTGGTGAAGCTACCTGAGATAAATTTGGTGTAATAGATATACTCGGTGTTGGTGATACAGATGGTAGAGGGGTATTACTAATCACCGGTGTTGAAGATGGTGTAGCAGTGGTAGATGTGCTTGGTGTTACTACAGGACTATCAGGTGTAGAGCTTGGGGTAATAGAAACTGTAGGTACAGGCGTGTTACTAATCACCGGTGTAATAGATACTGATGGAGTGATAGATACACTTGGTGTTACTGCAGGACTATCAGGTGTAGAGCTTGGGGTAATAGAAACTGTAGGTACTGGTGTTTGTGAAATTAGAGGAGTTACTGATAATGTAGGTGTTACACTAGGTGATAAAGGTACTACGCGAACTGGACATTCTAAAGTGTACTTCCAACATGGTAATTCATCTAACGGGTTTTGTACCGTAACATAAGCATCTCGAGTATTAGGACAATCTAGCCGAATAGTGACACTCCCTGTAAGAGATGTATCGATTTTGGGGTAACCATCAATAGCCAATGTTAAGCTACTATAATCTATATTACGGGTTATTAGCGCAGAAATAAACTGTTGACGTTTACTACCACCATAAGCATAATCAGCAGAGCCAATAAAGCCTGTATCTATAATTACAACTTCTTTATATGTGACTATGAATCGATCCGGTTCTCCCTCACAAACATCATAATTAAATGTAATGTTTCGTGCAACATCAGCAGATGGTGTAATATTAGGAGAACTTGGTGTTATTGATGGAGTAACACTAACAGAAGGAGTGACTGAAACCGATGGTGTAACCGATACAGAAGGAGTAATCGATACACTCGGGGTAACGGATACACTTGGAGTAACACTAACTGATGGTGTTACAGATACACTTGGAGTAACACTAACAGAAGTAGTAACGCTAATACTTGGTGTTACTGAAACACTCGGAGTAATACTTACTGATGGTGTTACTGAAACACTCGGAGTAATACTTACTGATGGTGTAGCACTAGCTCCCGGAGTAACACTTACAGAAGGAGTAACTGAAACACTCGGAGTAACACTTACAGAAGGAGTAACTGAAACACTCGGAGTAATACTTACTGATGGTGTTACTGAAACACTCGGAGTAATACTTACTGATGGTGTAACGCTAACCGATGGTGTAACACTCACAGAAGGAGTGACTGAAACAGATGGTGTAACGCTTACGGAAGGCGTAATCGATACAGATGGTGTCACACTTACACTTGGAGTAACACTTATAGAAGGAGTGACTGAAACACTTGGCGTAACAGATACGCTTGGTGTAACTGAAACACTTGGAGTAACACTTATAGAAGGTGTTACAGATACAGAAGGAGTAATCGATACAGAAGGAGTAACTGATACAGAAGGAGTAACTGATACACTCGGGGTAACGGATACAGAAGGAGTAACTGATACACTCGGGGTAACGGATACAGAAGGAGTAACTGATACAGAAGGAGTAACTGATACACTTGGAGTAACGGATACAGAAGGAGTAACTGATACAGAAGGAGTAACTGATACACTTGGAGTAACACTAACTGATGGTGTTACAGATACTGATGGTGTTACAGATACTGAAGGGGTAACGGATACACTCGGGGTAACGGATACACTTGGAGTAACACTAACTGATGGTGTTACAGATACTGATGGTGTTACAGATACTGAAGGGGTAACGGATACA